CATCATCTGGTAATTTATCTATTGACTTCCAATCAGGGATACAAGCACCCTCTAAACTACCCACCTCTCCTAATCCATATACCTTCCACCAGTTTGCCCAATAAGTAGATGTCTTTGATTTTACTTTTGCTTTCTCTATTTCTTTTACGATCGTATCCGATAAGCTCTCATTATCTTTGTAAGTAAGTGTAATAAAGTCTGTATCTTCTTGTCCTATCAATTCCTTATCTACCCAAAATAAATTAGTTGGATTGTAGTCTAGCCATATATCACCAGATGTTCTAATTGCTAATTGTTGATATGATTCAAAGTTTATATTGTTGCACTCATTAAGAAATAAGTCTGATCTTCTTGCACCTCTTAGTTTATCTGGTTGATCTGTTGAAAAGAACTCTATATAACTACCTGTACTAAATTCGTATTTTAAAGTGCTTCTATTGAACTTTCTTTCATCGTACCGATGCGTACCCTTCATAATGCTTAGAAAGTCTTTTAAAGCACCTCTACGCAAGTGTGGGATGCTCTCTGCTACCACGCTTATTTCTTTGTATGGATTTTTGATTGCATAGTCAATAAGGATCATTAATATTGCAATAGTCTTACTCTAATGATCTTGATTCTTTTGTCAAGTTTTCTTAATCTTTTTACTGCTTGTGTTTGCGTAAACATTAATCAATGAATAAAGGTACATCATCGTTTATATGTATATCTTTTGTTTCTTTTGGTCTGCCTACATAATAATTATAATAAAGCTGTACGTATTTATAATCTTTTTTCTTTAAACCTTCTTTCAATGCTTCATATGCCAATGGCTCTAATGGTTTAAGTTTTTCTATAAGTTGCAATTCTTCTGTCTTTGGTTTTCTACCAGCTCTACCCTTCGTGGAGTGTCCTCCGTTGTTTTTTCTACCATCCATAGAATTAATTTAAATTAATTAATTAATCTTTTCTATATCTATATATCGAATAATTTAATTAATTTTTGTTTGCTACTTATTTTGTGTCATTTTATCTACTTGCTTTGCAATCTTATCTACATCTTTATTATCGAGAAAGTTTACTTTATGTTTTATAAACTCTTTCTTTGCATCATTGTTTTTGAGTTTGATTGTAATGTCAAGTAACCACTCTTGTATTTTACTATTGTATTTTTTATGTGTTTCAAAACTTTTTATTGCGTGTAGTACTGTCGTATGATTGCCTGATCTTCCTTTGTCTTTAAATAGATTGCCTATTTGTTGTAGTGTCATCTTTTCGTATTTGTAAAGTATGAATGATAATAATGATCTTGCTTCTACTACTTCTCTCCTTCTAGTATTTTCAAATACATCTACGTTTGCTACTTTATTTATTTGCTTTGCTATCTTTATTGCTTTATTCATAATATACCTTCTATTATATAATTATCTATATCTTGTCCTTCTATAAAAAACTTTTCAAATATTTCTATTGCTTCTTTTGTTTTTCGTTCCCCTTCCAAATAAAACTCCTCGCTACAATTCCATACACCAATATCAAGTGATCCTTTGTCTATAACTACAAACTTAAAATCTAAATGTGTTACATTAAATAACTGACAATATATAT